AATAATGAATTCATGTATCGTTACAACAAAGATGTTCCACATGAGAGTTATCGTAAACTACATGAGGCTCTAAAAGAACCACCAATGCATATGCATGATCGTGGATTTGTTGAACCGTATCAAGCGATGCCTGATGATGTAAAGAAGGAATCTTCAATACTTGCCTACAGGGAATACTATATAAAGTATAAACAACATTTGGCAAAGTGGACAAACAGACAGGAGCCATATTGGTATGCTGCATAAGATAAGTGACTTGTGTGATAAAATTGATTCTATTAAAAGACAGGCAGATACTTTGCGTAGTGCTAAGTATGGGCCTGTAAAGGCCGATAAAGTTCTTATTGACAATATGGTAGAAACAATCCAAGCAGATTGTTTACTGATTGCTAATGACAAATCAGAATATACGAAGGATTAATATGCCAACATTTAATTTTAAGAATAATGATACTGGTGAAGAGTTCGATGAATTTTTTACTTCTAATAATCAGAAAATGGAGTGGCTGCAAACCAATCCTAATATTACACAACTGCCCAGTATGTTTTCTATAAATGCTGAAGGCACTGGTGATAGAATTAAGAATGATTCTGGATGGGGTGAAGTGTTGTCTAAAGCAGCAGAAGGTAATCCAGGCAGTCCTCTTGCAGATAGGTATGGTAAACCGTCAACAAAACAAATTAAGACCAGAGAAGTCTTGAAAAAACATAAGGTGATATAATGGCAAAAGCAAAAGACATTCGTATTGACGATATGGTAACAGTCAATCCTGTTACTGATAACCAAAAGATTGCATTTCAAGATTATAAGAATGATAAGAATCTTTTCTTATATGGTGCTGCTGGTACTGGTAAAACATTTATTACACTGTACATGGCTTTACAAGAAGCACTGAGAAACGAAACAAAATACGATTGTGTTTATATTGTTCGTAGTGCAGTTCCTACTCGTGAGATTGGATTCTTGCCAGGCGATGAGGAAGACAAGACAGCGTTGTTCCAAGTACCTTACCAGAATATGGTGAAGTTCATGTTTGAACAACCGAATGAACAGGCCTTCAGTATGTTGTATGACAGATTGAAAAATCAAGGTTCACTAATGTTCTTGACAACATCGTTCTTGCGTGGTATAACATTAGATAACGCAATCATCATTGTGGATGAGGCACAGAACTTGACGTTCCATGAATTGGATACAATCATTACTCGTGTGGGTATGGATTCAAAGATTATGTTCTGTGGTGATTTCTTCCAGAGTGATTTGCAGAAGTCTATCGACAAAGAAGGCATCAGACACTTTATGAAAATCCTTAAAGGTATGAAGTCATTCTCAAATATTGAATTTACACTAGGTGACATTGTTCGCTCTGGTATGGTGAAAGAATACCTTATCAGTAAAATAAAGGTAGAAGAAAATGGGTAAGAAACAATCAAGGGCAACACAAACCTCTAAAGGTGAAAGACGATCTGTTGCGAGAGCGACCACAAAAGCGTTGCGTAGAGAATATATCCAGAGTACCGATAGAATCAATAATCAACTCGCTGCATTTATGAAGGGTAAGAATGTCATGCTGACTGTTCCAAACCCAAATAAGAACGAAACGAATAAGAGAATGATTCGTGTTCCAGCTACTGAAGTGTGGCGCCGTGGTGGTAAAAAGTAAATAACTAAAGGACTATATTATGTTTAATCATGTACCAGTAGATATCCCAGAGGTATCGACAAAGACTATTAGTAAGAAGCGTTTCTATGATACACCTACAGGGTTGTATCCATCCATTACTACGGTATTGGGCTCTCGTAAAGAAAAGCAAAAAGGACTGCAAGAGTGGCGTAATCGTGTTGGTAACGATGTTGCGAATCACATTATGCGTTCTGCTGCAGGCCGTGGAACTGCGGTTCACCATATGTGTGAAGACTTCCTCAATAACAAAGAGGTTATCAAAGAAGATCAGAAGTTCCTACCTTGGTGTTTGTTCTCACAACTAAAACCAACTCTGGAAAAAAGTATAAATAATATTTTCGCACAAGAATGTGGATTATGGAGTGAGAAATATCGACTTGCTGGGCGAGTTGATTGTATTGCTGAATGGAACGGTGTTCCCTCAATCATTGACTTTAAAACTTCACGTTCAGAACGAAAAGATGAGTACAACTTTGAATATTATATGCAGGCATCAGCTTATGCAGAAATGTTTGAAGAAAGAACAGGAATTGAGATTAATCAAATCGTAATTCTTGTAGTCACAGAAGATGGGCTTGTCCAAGAGTTCGTAAGAGAAAAGCATGACTATATTGAACCTCTTATCGAAACCATTGATATGTTCACAGAACAATGGGAAAAAGAAAATGAAGAAGTTGATGAAAGTCCTGCCGTTATTGGTGCTCCTGTTTAGTAGCGTTGCTTTTGCAGAATCAAAGGACTTAGAAAAAGAAGAACCGCCTAGAATATTCAAATCTAGTAAACCAGTAAATTGTACTACTGATTCTTATGACGTAATAAAGAACAACTTTGTAAAATCTCATGGTGAAGTTGGTTTTATGAGATTCTTGAGTGATGAGGGTACTGGTATTGAAATAATTGGCAACCCTACTACTGGTACTGTTACTATTTTAGAATTTATTCCATCAAAACAGTACACCTGTTTTATTAGTACAGGTAAGGGTCTTGAAGTAAACAGCCTAATATTTGAACAAGTAAAAAAAGGTATTGAGACAAAATGGAAATCATCTGGCATATATTACTAACAGTGTGTTCTGGTAGCACCTGTATTGAACAGGATGTACAGTGGTTTGAATCGCAGAACTTATGCGAAACAACCCTTGTAGAATATGTTGAAGTGCCACCAGATGGTTCTTGGGATTCGGTTGAGTATATTTGTAAGCCTGTTGGTTCAAAAAGTACTTGACATTTCAATACCTCTGTGGTATAAATAGAGTACAGTTTGTTGATACAATTCAACGCTTAGACAGGACATGGGGGCAGTACCCATCGCCTCCACCATAAACACATGGATAGAGAAATTTGGATAATATATTTAATAATGGTTTTAATAGCAGTGGCTATGTTACCATTCTTAGTAAGAGTTCAATATCTGCAAAAGTTATTGGTCATGTGTTTATGATGGGGGCGAAATAGGATCGACTGATGAGATTAGATGCGAGTAGAACTGTCGGATGGATGCGTAATAGTCCAAACAAAGTAAATGCAAACGATAATTTTGCACCTATGGATATGCAGTTAGCTGCATAGTCTAATGGAGTTCGGTGGGTACTTAGCAACAGAAACTCACCACCTTATTATGGAGTTAGTATGTACAGAGTGACAGGATATTTTAGAGAACAAAAAGTAATCAGATACTTCACTGATGTATATGATGCAATAGAGTTTAAAGATATAGTGGATGCTAACTATCCACTGAAGGTAACATTTGAAAAAGGAGTTTACCCTGTGAGAACATTTATAGTAAATGGATGGAATGCTGTTATGGATGATACTAGGAATCCTCTTAGTAACATTCCTCACCTCGGCACAAGACATATGGTTATGCAAGTGTTGGCGTGGATGTGGTGCATTGTATTTGCATTTATTGTTGGCAGTTGGACTGCATTTGGTATTAGTGCTGTTATGCATATTATACTACTTGCTGCAATTGTAATTACAGTAGGAACATTTGAAACTGCCAAACGGGCCCCACAATACTTTGGTGGATTTGGTAGGGGTGCTGGTGGTGAACACGAATAGGGTGATGCCTTAATACATCCGTGTGGATCAACGGTTAGTCCACAACACACACAACACACAAGGAGAATATTATGGCTAACAAAAACCCTTTTGAACTGCGGTTCGATGTTCTTAAAATGGCAAAAGAAATGATGGATCAGCAACACGAAGTTGCGAACAACAAGTTCTGGTCAATGATTGAACAATATAAAGACAACGGTAAGGATATACGAGAGGTGTATGAAAAGTATACCCCACAAATGTACAAACCAGCCGAAGTCATGGAAAAGGCGGATGAACTCTACAAGTTTATAACGAAGAGAGATTAACCGTCACTTTGCACCCAGCACTTATACACTGGCTCTGCTCAATAAGGTGGGGGGAAGAGTATTCCTTTCGCTTCCCCCTACCACTTAACAGGAGTATATTATGAACCTAGAAGAACTTGCGGTGATGACACCGAAGAAATTTGCTATTAAGATTGAAGAAATCGTAAAAGAAGGACAAGGACAAACATCATATATGGATGCTATCTTGGATTATTGTGCTAGAAACTCAATGGAGCCAGATGCAATCGCCCCACTTATTTCAAAACCCCTCAAAGAAAAATTAGAAGCAGACGCAAGAGAACTTAACTTCTTGCCGAGAGTTGCAACCCTACCAATCTAAGGAGTAATCCAATGGAAGGATGGCAAGCATATCAAATGTATCTTGGTCTGAAACTTCATTTCACAACAGATTACGACTATGGTAAGTACGGTGGTAAGACATCTGCTTCAAAGGGGTCGTTTCTAAAAAGAAAAGATAGATATTTCTTTGCCCGTGTTGCTAGAAAGTATGGAGATAAAACACAAGAGTATTACATTGCTAATTTTGTGAAGTCACCAAAAGGATGGTTGGGGGATTTTAGTGAAGAGAATTACTTGGAATGGTCTAAAAACAAACAGTCGCTGACTTATAATTTTATCACAGATATGTCATTATTATTTTCACAAATATCACATTTTGATGATATTTTCTCTTTACAAACAGGACAACATCCTGTATTATTAAAGAACTTCCTCGCTAAGAGAATTAGTTTGGAAACGATGGTAATCCTACAGGGGTTGCTGAATTATGTGAAACGATTTGATGAAGGAATGAAAGATGATTTAGTATGGCCCGATAATAGACGATTAATCGTCAAGTACGGTGCATTTCTGAAATACGACAAACAGAAATGTAAGGATCAATTGCTCAAGGCAGTAAAGGAGAATTTCT